CTACCAGACTACGGCCGCCACCTCTTCGGGGGTCGTAGCGACTGCGAGCGCCGCGGACAATGCCTCCAGGCGATCCTGGCAGGCCACCACACGTGCCTTGCCTTCGGCCCCAGCGGCTTGAATTTGCGCCGCCGTATGCGGGCGCCTGGCCCAGACGCCGGCGGCATCGGCGCACCAGAACGGGGTGCCCCACCCCTCCACGCGCCCCGGCAACAGCGAATCCAGCACGGATGCCGCCATATTCTGCTGATCCAGGGGCGTGCTGGGATAGGTGTGAGGTGCGCCCAGGGCGGCGCAAACGTAGCCGCCCGTTATCGCGGCCTGGCAGGCATTCACCAGCGCGGCGCGCTGTGCGGCCCGGATCTGCTCGACTGATGGCGGCGGGGGCGGCGGGGGCGGCGGGGGCGGCGGGGGGATCACCACGTCCCGCACCTCCCAATTGGCGCCGATAAATACCGCCTGCTGGCCATCGGCGCAGACAGGCGGCGGAATATCGGTGGCGTGCGCCGGGATGAGGTATGTACCCTGCTCCAAGGGCGACTCATCCGCGACGGCTCCCCCCAGGAGAACGCCCGTTTCCGGGTGATAGTGATAGATGTTTTTCATGGTCAATCCTCCGAATCAGTATTTCACGCAGGCGAGCAACGCGATGTTTCGCGGCCTCGTCTCTGTTCCGCCGGTCGCGTAGGCCTCTTGGCCCGCAGCGGATAGGCAGTTATAGGCACCGGACGTGGGCGTCATTGCGGCACCGGTGACGGTGGCCACCACAGTGTGCGTGTGTGATTTGAACCCGTCCGACTGGGCCGATCCCAGCGCCCGGGCCGCATCAACCCCTCGGGCGTCATCCCAGCCCCGCGCAAACTCACCGCGAAGGTCGGGCAAATTGAATGTTGTTGCGCCATCGCCCGCACCAAACGTAGTACCGATTGCAGAAAACAACGCAGCGTAGGCCGTCCGGCTCACTGCCGCGCCGTTTGCGCGGAGCCAGCCGGGCGGGGTGCTGCTCATCGCAAAAAACACTACGGCGCCAGCAAGATGTTTTTCCGGCACCATGGCCGATCCGCCAGGCGTTACCCCATCATGCACCACGAGCGTTTTTTTGTCGGTATCTACCGTTACCTCACCGATCAATCCGATGTATGCGGCGATCTTGGCCGTCGTTCCGCGTAAAAACTGAAAACTCATAGCAATCCTCCAAAATCAAGCCCCACGGATGCGGGGTTGCCAAACGAAATAACGGTAATCGGGACCGGGCTGTCGAGGGAGCCGAAATCTATATTGAGGCCCGCCCCCGCACCAGACCAGGTAGTAGGGAAACCAGGAACCTGTATGATCTCTCCGTCCGCCCGCTCAAAAAACACCTTGCCGTCCGCCGTATTGACCGCCAGTTCCCCCGCGCTCAGTTGAGCGGCGGTCGGCACGGCGCCGGGTGTGGCACTGCGGCGCATCAACAGCGTGGTCATGCTCAGAACGTCCCGCCGTCAACGGCGCCGCTGGAGGACAGGGCATCGGTGATGCCATAGCCGGCCAGGGTAGTCGGCTTTCCGCTGGTGATCTGGCTCCAGGAGATCGAGATAGCCGCTGATCCGGCCCCTGTCAGCCGCCCCTTGCCATCCACAGTAAAAGTGGGCACCGCCGAGGCGGAGCCGTAGGCGCCGGCCACTACGGCCGTGGCGGCCAGGGCCAGGGAGATACTGATGTTGGCAGAACCATCGAAAGCCGTGGTTCCGGTGGCATCGCCGCTGAGGGCGATGTTGCGCGCCGTCGCTAATTTGGTCGCAGTGCCTGCGTTGCCGGTGATGGTGGAGATAACCACGGCACCCGTGGCACCGTTGACCGACGAAACGGCCTCGGTATTGTCCACCTTGTCCCAGGTGGTGCCATTGCTGACGATCCAGTCGCCGATCAGCCAGTCCGAAATGGTATCCACCACCGTGGTTCCGGCAACGGAAACCTTGTAGTACCAACCCTTGTTGCCCGCAGCAGCGGCCGGCATGGCCGGCGTGTTGGTGGTGGCGTTCCAGGTGCCCTGGTAATTCAGACCGCCGACGCTGGTCGCCGGCAACTGAGAGGTCGGCACCTTGCCATCGGCCCCCAGGGACGCCACGCCGTTGGCCACCCCGACCTGACCGGTGGCCACCGCTCCCACCTGGGCGGCAGTCGGGTAGGCATGCACATGGTCGGAGCGAGCCGCCGTGGTGGCCACACCGGCGACACCCGCCGCGCCCAGAGCGGCGCCGGCCGTTGAGCCCAGCAGCAACATATCGGTGATGCCATAGCCGGCCAGGGTAGTCGGTTTGCCGCTAGTGATCTTGGCCCAGTCGAGGGCGGGGATGTCAGTTGCGGCGAGATTGGCGCCTGCCGTGGCCCGGCCCTTGGCATCCACCGTCACTTTGGTATAGGTGCCGGCCGCCACCCCGGAGGGCGCTAACGTCAGCGCCACACCCCCGGAGAGCGTCCCGGTGCCGGCGGCGTCTCCAGTCAGGGCAATGGCATCGGCCTTGCGGGCAAAGGTGCCAGACCCCGCGATGGCTGTGACTACAGCACCGGATTCACCGATGTAAAGATTTTTCGATGCTTCCGACCATGCCAGTTCGCCCACCGCCAGAGAAGGCGGGGTGGCGGTTGTGGCACTGCGTTTGATCTGAATCGTATTGGGCATGCTGCCTCCTAAAAATATCCGCCATCTATGGTGAGGGTGCCGGTATCGACCGGAGGCCCTTCAGGGCCGCGCTCGCCTGGCCCACCTGTGAATCCTCGCGGCCCGATGGCGGCCACGGCCACCTCAATGACAGCCGGAGCGGGCGAACTGATGCTGATAACAGGCGCCGGCCTCGTTGCCATGTCCAGCGCGAACGGCTGCGCGGACACGATCTCGATGCTGGCTCCCGGCACATTCACTGCGTCACTCCATCCACAACCGGAATCAAGAACGATTCCGAGGACCGCACGATGCCGTCCTGGGTAATTTCGATGTCGCACACCAGGTTCCCGATCGGCCAGTTGGCGGTATCGCCTGCCAACAGGGTGAACAATCCGGGCGTCAATCCTTGATCGGCCGGAACGGTTTGCAGGCTGGCCACCAGTTTGAGTCCTGCCTGGGTACGCACTTGGGACGCAATCACTAACCCCGTCAGCGCCGTCGGCACACCGGATACCTTCCAGGTACAGGCCAGGCTGAAGGTATCGCCACGCTTGAAAGGAGCCGTGGATTTCATTGCAGGGTGCCGAAGTCCATATTCAGGGGCGCGAACTTGGCTTGCAAGGCCGCCAGCAGTTGGCCGTTATTCGCCTTGTCCAGAGTCAGGCCAGCCCACTCCACCACAGCCGCGATTTCCTCCTGGTACGCGTTCATGATCTCCGGCGTGATTTCCGTGGGCGGGCGATTTGTCGCCACGTCCTCGGCCACCCACGCGCCGTTCACATGCCCTGCGCCATCAATTCGGTGCATAACTGCCCCCTACTCCGGTAATGTCCTCGAACCATAAAAAAACCTGGGCTTGTTTGAAGTCCGCCAGGGCGGCCCACAACACGGCCGGATTCACAACTGAGCGGTAATAGCGCACCCGCAGCACATAGCGGCCCCGGCTACCCCATAGACGGTCGCCCATGCGTGAGCCGTGGCCATTGCCGACACGGGCCGGCCCCACCAGGTGATCCACTTGTACCAGGGGCACCGGGAACGTGCGCACGGGGGCCAGATGGCTCCACAGCCGAACCCCGATGCGGGAGCCAATCGCCACGGGCTTTCGGGGCAGCGTCTCCACCACGCCCGCCAGCGCCGCAGCCGCCAGCGCCCGATAGGCGCTCAAACTCCAGGAACTCACGCCTGGGCGATGGGTTTCCACAGACCGATCCAGCACCGCCGGCCGCGCCGATTCCACCCTGGCCAACTCCTGCGCCAGGCCGGACGACAGCGCCGAGCCGAACCCGCCCGGCGCCCATTCCCAGGCCGAACCCGGGGGCATGAGTGCCTGAAGCGCCTCCGAGTAATCCCTGGCGGTATGGATAGGAACGTTCATGAGAACAGCGCCCCATCCCAGACCAGAATTTCCCCGGCAGACACAGCCACATCCGCCATGGGCGCCAGGCGCGTGTATTGAGTGGTGATTGAGGCAATGGCCGCGTCAATCTCCGCCAGGGCCAGCACGGCGCCGTCGCTCATTTCGGCCTCCACGGCCGAGAACAAGGCGGAAATGATGGCGGCCCGGTTGCCCGCCGTATCCACGGCCGGCGCCAGGTGGACAGATACCGAAACCGGGTGCGGCAAGGGCGCCGTTACCCGCACATCTGCCGTAGCCGGAGCAACCAAGGCCAGATAGGCCGTTACCGCATCCAGTACCGCCTGAGTGGGCGCCCGGCTGGCCAGGCCGTTGCAAATCGGCCGAACGATCACCGTACCCAGGCCCAGGGCATGAGGTTGAATCAGCGCACCCGAAACCGAGGGGTGGGCCGTCTTGGCCCAGAAACGGTAATCCTCGGGCTTGCCGGAACGAGCGCCCCGCGTCACCACGGTTTGCCATTCGTCGGCTACCCGAATTCGCCAGTCTTCCAGAGCCTCTTCTTCCGCCCCGCCAGTCAAGCCGGCAACGCCCACTGTCAGCGTATTGGCTACGCCCGGCACCGGGTCCACCAGAGATAGGGACAGGCCCGCCGCCAGATTCCCGGCTGCCCCCTGAGCCGTGCAACGCACCGAAACCGGCGTTTGCCCGGCCCCCAATACCACCGCAGCCAGCGCCTCATAATCCTGCCCGTTTTGGCCCCGCAAGAGCGTCGCCGCCAGGATCGAAGACCCGGCTGTACCGCTGGCCAGGGCCGTCCCTGTCGCTGCCGTCGCCGTCAGTCGCACCACGCCATAGAGGCCCGCCCAATCCGTCAGGCGCTCCAGTTCACAGGTCAAGGGAGAGCACTGGGCATCCACCCACTCCAGATGCCCATGCTGGGAATGGCAAGCCTGCGCCCAGGCGGCAGAAAGCGGCCCGCGCAACACGGCCGGCAGCGCCGCCAGGTCGGCTTCGATGCGGGCCATCAGTTCAGAGTAGGTGGGGCGGGGGTAGGCGCTCATGGCAATAAGTATCGTGAGACAAATTTGAACCGTTCTTCTCTGTGAACGAATTGTGGACGCGCCCAGATTTCCGGCTGCTCGGAGGGGTGCGACGGGGGGACGATCCGTTGCTCTGCCGCTCCTGTCGGCACGAACTCACGAGCATCCAGGTGGAAACTCCACAACCTACCGTAGTCCGCACGCCAAACCCCTCCAGTTGTCACAGCGGAACCTCCATCAAAAACTGCCGTCCATTGTGCTTACCGGCGATGGATACCAACACACCGGAAACGCTTCCCGCCGGAGACGCATCGGACACCGTGACCGAGGACAGGGCGGGCGCATGGGACAGAAGCGCCGTCTGGATGGCCGCGATGGCCTCCCGCCGGGCTGCCTCTGAAAGCGGTTGCCGGCGCACGTGCCACAGCGGGCTGCCCGCCTGGGGCTTGCCCCACCAGCCCCGCCGCTCCCATTGTTCCGGGACGCGGGCGGCCGGCGCCTGGGCATCGGTGAACAGCACCCCATAAACCAGCGTGGCCAGGGCCGCGTCTTCATCGGCCAGAGCCGGATCATCAAACGCCAGGTCAAACCCGCCATCGGGCGTCAATACCAGTTTCAACATCACGGCCCCTCCGGAGGATGAATCGGCAGAGGCACGGCAGATACCGCCGCCCCCGTTTGCCACGTCTTGTGCTCCCAAGCGCCTTCCCCGGCCGCCGTCCAGCGCTCGCCGAAGCCGCCCACATCCCAACTCAGGCTATGGGACGCATGAAGCTCGATATCCGCCGCCTCGATACGGCAGGACAGGGGCGTGGCCACCCGGATGCCCGCCCGGTGCAGATGCACAACCTGTCCAAGATCATCGTGCAGGGCCACTTCCCCCGGCGACAGTTCCACCTGGTAGCGGCGATCCCCGATCACCAGCGCCAGGCCGAAAGAACGATCCCCCGCCGGAAAGGCCAGGTATGCCTGACACCCCGGCAGCGGCAGGTACGAAAAGCCATAAGGCTCCACCCGCGCCAGATTGTTCAAGGTTTCCCCCGACAACACCGTCGCCTGGATGCGATCCCGGCCGATCAGCGTCCCCACTCCCTGGGCAATCATCAACTGCACCCGGCGCCATACTTGCGCAATCATTTCTTGCCCCTCCCAGCCGCCGCCCCGCGCTTCGCCTTCTTCTTTTCCTCACCCTGGAAAGCGTCCCGGTGCATCACTTCCAGATGCGTCACGCTGCCCCCCTTGTCATCCAGGGACAGCGACCGTGAGCCGATCAGGAATACCCCATCAATCCCTTCGGCCGGGATCACCACCCGCACCTGGGTATTGATGGCCCACAGGCCCGAGGCATGGCGCCATCCCGGCACCGTCAGAGCCAGACGATGCGCCCGCGCCAGGCGCCGATTCCGCTCCAAGGTCGCCCGCCGCGTCAGGCCACCGGCCCCCTGGCCATGTTTGTCCGCCACCACCTGACAGGGCCTGAAGAACGTGATGCCCGCATCCTTCACCGCCCCGTTCAAGGCCGCCCCGCCCTCGTAGTCAAACGACTTCACCACATAGTCGGAAAAGCGCAGCCGGAACTCATCCACCACCTCGTAGCGCGTGAAATGGTTGCCGTAGAACAAGGTAGCCACCGGCGCCGCCTCGGTCGGCGCCGTCAGGATCAGCCCGCCCGAGGGCGTGGGGTAGAGCAAGAGATTGGCCGCCCGGGCCGCGTTGATGAGCGCATTGGCCGGCGGCTCACACTGCATGGCGAATTCCGGCACTACCGCCGTTTCCGCCGCGATGTGCACAGGCACTTTGAAGGTGCTGCAAAGGCGCTTTACCAGCTCCCCGAATTTCAGTCCGGAGAGGGTTGCCGAATACTGGCAATCCACCAGTTCCCGCGCCAGGCTGCGCCCCTCCACCTGGATTTCGTGAGACTTCGCATCCACCCGGCGCTGCAATTTATCCACCCGGATCGTGGAGGCCAGGGTTCCGCCCACCAATACCTCGATCACCGTGTTCGCCGTAACCGGCGGTACACCGCCGCCCGTGGTCTGAATGGCCAGGTGCACCGCCGCGCACAGATCGTCTACCGATTCCCGGATGTCTACCCGCTGCCACCCGCCGTAGCGCACCCCATCAAAGCGCAACTCGACAGACTCCACCGGGTCAGCCATAGACCCTCCCGACCACAAACAGCGGATGGCGCACCGGGTTCCTCGCCAGGAACACCGCTTCCGACACGCCCAGGCGATGGGCCAACACCACCGCCGGCAGGGGAGACACCAGGTCGCGCACCGCTTGCGGGCGCAAGTCCTGAGCCATCAAGGCTGAGAACAGAGCCGCCCGCGCATCCAGCGCCGCCTGAAACACCGGGTCAGACGCCCCCGGCAGGATGCCATCCAGGCCGGCGAGCGCCGCCCCCAGGGCCGAATCCCGATAGCCCGCCGCCGTGAAATCAAAGAGCGCGATTTCGCATGCCGCCGACACCAGCAAGCGCTCCCGCAGTGCCGATTCCGACACCAGATTCGCCCGGGCCACCGGGTCAGCCGGCTTGGCCTCCATTGCGCCCGGGGAGCGGGTCAGTCGCATCACCACCCGAGGGACGTCCGCTTCCCGCAGATCGGGACTGCCGGCGCCCAAGGCATCCGCCAGAGTGCCCAGGGCGGCGCCATAGGCACCGGGCAAGGCGGACAGGGTCGCCAGATCGGTGTTCACGCCCGCGATCAAGCCCACGATCTGCTGACCCCAGGCCAGCGGCAAGCTACCCAAGGCAATCACGTCCCGCAGCTTTTCCAGTCGCCCGTGCACCGCTGCCAGAAACGAAGTGAGGCCCGCCGCCGCCATGGCCTGGGGCTGGTAATCCGCCATCACCCCGCGCCGGAAGGTCTGCACCGCCGCATAGGCACGATCCACCGCATCGGTGACCGGAGTCGTGTCGCCCACCCCGCCCGGTGCGAATTCGATGGTGATCGTGGCCAGGCCGCCCTTGTCGTTCGATTCGTGCACCGACCAACTGTGCGGCCGCACCCACACATAGCCCAGCCAGGGATGATTCAGCCAATCCGCCCCCACCATGGACAAGAGCGCCAGGAACTCATCCCGCGCCCGGTCGTAATCCCAGCCCAGGAAATAGGCATTCACCCGATAAGACGGCGCCGCGCCCCCCAGGTCTTCCACCAGGGGCGCTTCCGCGCCCGGAAATTCATGCACCACCAAGCGCCGCCCGAACTTCGCCTCGTGGGAATCGGTCAGGAACGCCAACCCACCAAAGCGCGCCGTGGCCATGCGGCCCTGCCAGCCCGGAGCAGAGGGGGCCGCCATTACCAGGGTGCTCCGGTATAGAGGTTTCCGGTATCCATTTTGACGTTGCCTCCGCTCGCCTGCATGGATTGAGATTGCAGCACCAAGCCCGGCGCCAACCCCACCTGTAGCTTCGCATTTACGTCCACCGGCTTCTGTTCCACCGGCTTGAGCAAGTCCTTGATGCCCTCCCAGGCGAGTCCGCCCAGACCACCAATAGCGGCCCCCGCTGCTGTACCGACTAGAGGCACCATGCTGCCCACCGTGGCCCCCAGGCCGGCGCCAGTCAAGGCCGCCGAGCCATAGCGTGCTACCCGAGACTCTTCCCCGGCAACCGACGATAAGGCGGCCCCACCTATCGCAGCCCCCAGGCCGATCAGGCCCGGACCCTTCGGGACAACCGGCACCTTCGCCATCAAGCCGGCCGCCTTTGACCCAACCAAGCCAGCCGAGGCCCAGGTTGTTGCCTTGCCGATGACTCCGGACGGCCCCTTGCCACCCATCAGCGCATTGATACCCGCCGCCCCCGCCAGCAGACCCAAGGCTCCAGCCGCCGCCGTCACGCTGGCAGTCAACACCGGGAACTCTTCCGCCGCCGCGGTAACGCTCTGCAACAGAGGCTTGAACGGACTACCGGCCCCTATCAGCATCCGGTCTTGCCCTTCGGCATTGGCGTTAGCCAGCCGCTGCGCCTGCACCGATGCCGTGTCATTCATCACGGCGTAGCTGGTTGCCAATTCCTGGCCGTTATCGGCCTTGATGCCGTCTCGCACGCGGTTAGCCAGGGGGGCGGCACCGGCCCGGCCCTCCTTTTCCGCGAGGAACCCCATCAGGGCCTGCCGATCCTGCAACACCTTGCCAATCGCCCCCGATGCGTAAATCTCCTGCATACGCTTCAGCGCTTCCTCGCGCTGCGGGTTCTTCTTGTCCCCCGCCACGGTGGCCAGGCGATCCGATTCCCGCGCCAGGGCTTTCATCTTCGGGTCTTTTTGCACTACCCGGTCAATCAAAGACACGAAGGTATCTATTGTCGTTTCGCCCCGACCCGCCCCCTTGGCCAACTCATCGGTCAGGTTGATGCCGAGTTTTTTGAAGTCTGCGGCCGTGTCCTGGGAATCCACCTTGCCCAGTAGATTGGCCAGGTTGTTTGCCGCTGCCGACTTCGTACCCGCCGTCAGCACCGATGACTGCATGGACACCAGCAGCCGCTCAAACCCCGCCTCCCCCGTGATGCCCAGCTTCTTCGCCAGCGCCATCGCCTCCGGCAAGGTTTTCGCCATGTCGCTCAACTCGAACCCGCCCAACTGGCCGGATCGAATCGTCTTGGACAGCATGGCCGGCAGGCGGTCTTCACTCACCCCGGCGCGCTTGAGCGACAGCGCAATGGCGGCCAAGTCCTTGGAGTCCGCGCCCGACGCGGTGGACGCCTGCTGGATGGTGCCCAGCATCTTGAACGCACTGGTTTTACCGAATTCGCCAGAGGACAACAGTTCATTCAACGTTGCCGCCGCCTGATCCCGGTCGCCGCCACCTTGTTTGAGAGCGGCCGTAATGGCGGCTTTCACTTCCGCCTTGCCCTCCAGCCGGCCGGCCTTGTCCCGCTCCGAGAACAGCGTATTGGTGATTTGAGCGACCGAATGGTCGTAGTTGGCGGCCCGCGTCACCGCTGGTTTGGCCAACATATACGCGCCGCTGATAGTGGCAACCGATCCAAGGCCAGGGCGCCAGGGCGTTTTTTCCACTTCGCCCATTTCTTTTTTCAATTCCCGCACCTTGCGCAGACTCGCCTCCTGTGCCCGTGCCAGTTCCTTGGCGCTGGCCGTACCGCTTCGTGCCAGCCGGTTATAGGCCGCTTCCGTCAGTTGGATTTCGCGCTGAATGGCACGCTCCGGGCGCACGCCCAGGGTTTCCCGTGCCGTAGCCAGGCGCTCGTAGGCACTGCGGGATCGGGTCGTGGACGCTTCCACGGCCGCCGCCGACTTGCCGGCCGCGCCTTGGGCCGCCGTAGCGCTTTTACTCGCCGCTTGCTCGGCGGCTGCGGTCACACTTTTCAAACCGGCGCTCGCCTGGTCGCGGATACTGACGATGAGTTCCGCACGAACGGCGGCAGTGGCAGACATGAAAAAGCTCCAGTTACGTGGGGGTAACCGGAGCTTATCGGGGGTGACTACTGAAGTTCAGGCGGGAAACGTTTCCCGGTACTACTCAAAGGCTTTCCCTTCCATCGCCCCCGCGATGCGCGCCCAGGTGAATAACTCGGGCAGGGGCAGGGCTTTGACCATGCGTAAATCCTGATGCAGGCCCCGCATCACCAGGGCACAGGCCATCAGGATTCGGGCGCGTTTTTTTCCGTGGCCTCGGGGCGGATCAGTTCCGAACAGAGGGCATCCGCCGCCCGGAAGTCGGTGACATGCAACTGTTTGACGATGGCCTCATCGGTGCCAGACAGGTTGGCGATCAGCGTGATGGTCTGCTGTGTCGCGCCGGTCTCATCGAAGGCCAGCATATCCCCGGCCGTCGCATGGTCGCGGAACGTGAGGCGTTCAATCGTCGTCTTGCCGACGGTGAGCGGGTGTTTCAGGGGCAAGGTTTTCATCAGGACACCCGCTCGGAGGTATTGGCCATGAGGACCACCTTCGCCTCGCCATCGCCCACCTGCACCGCTTCCGTACAGAACGCCTGGGACAAGAGATAGACGGCGCCATCCGACAGGCGCACCGTCACATCCTCATCCTTGATGGCGTTCAGGGCCATCACATCCACCCCGGAGAGGAGGTTGATGGACAGTTCCAACTTGGCGGCCGAGGCCGTCTCGGTGAAGCCGCCATCGCTGGGCAGGCGCCCGGCCTTGTGTTCGCGCTTGGCGCCGGAGGGCGTGAAACTCCCGGGCTTTTCCGCCAGGGGCAGCTTGCCCACCGAGGGCACGGAAACCGTGCGGATATTGCTGATTTGTGCCATGTTCAAAGCTCCTTTGTGAAATTCGTGAGGAGTGAGGGGTGAGGAGTTGAAGTTTCCGCGCCTCAAGGCGCGCTGATTTCAACCCATAGCCCCTAGCCTCTAGCCCCTAATTACACCGCCCGCCGGAACTGACCGCGCCCGGCCAGGATGTAGAACGGCGAGAGCAGCACCGGCATGTCCAGATAGTTGAAGCGGTTGGGGTTGGTCGGGTCTTGCTCCACCACCAGGTTGGCCTTGTAGAACTCATACTCCTGCACCCAACCGAACTCCCGCAGCAGCTTGTTCTGGTACAGGGACAGAAGGAAGGCGCGCACGTCGTCCACCGTGGTGATGCGCAGGCCCGGCCGGTAGCCCTCATTGCTCTTCGCCGCCGCCGTGCCCACGAAACGCTGGATGGCGCCGATGCGCTGCTCGTAGCGGATACGTTCAAACAGTTCCGCCGTGTTGATGTCCAGGAAGGCATCATCCGCGCTGCCATCCGGGCGGAACTGGTACATGGAGATCAGGCGGCGGATCGTGCACGAACCATCCTTGGCCACCTGCATCACGCTCATGCCCTTGAACAACAGGCTGTTGCCGTTGGTCCAGTCGTAGCTGCTCACGCCGATCATGCCCTTGAGCGGGGCGCCCTCCAGGCTCTGGGCCGGGTTGTTCCACAGCCGGGGCGCGGCGCTGCCTGCCACCATGGCCGCTGCTTCCCAGGGAGACGTGGGATTCAGTTCCAGGGCGAGCATGGCCACATGTTCATAGTTCTTGGTGGCACCGAAAGCGGCCGCCGTGGCATAGTCGCCGCGCAGGGCCGAGAACGCCCGGAAGCCCGCCTGGACGGGCGGCGCGTAGCGCGTCTGGCTTTCCGTGTGCCAGGCGGCGAGCGTTGCCGCGTCGTTGATGCCCAGTGCCACGTAACGGAACCAGCGCTGGCCGATCATGGCCGAAATCGCCCCTGGCGCCGGGTTGCCCGTACCCCCGGCCATGGCTTCGAGCGTCAGACCCAGGCCCGTAGGCTGCGTCTCGCCGTAGAGGTTCAGCCGCAGGTCAATATCGTTGCCGCAGGTGCCCTTGTGCCGGGCGGTGAGCGTCACGGTGGAGCCTGCCACGGCGGCCGTCACCGGCACATCCGGGTCCGTGAAGGCCGCCGCGATCGCCGCCGCCACCTGGGCCGTGGTCTGGCCCGCCGTCACCCCCACCGTCACCAGCCGGCCCGCCACATAGAGCGCCAGCGTCCCCGATGCCGTGGGCGCGGCCGTCACCGTCACCGTGCCCATCGCCTGCACCCCCGCCACCAGGTCCGCGTAGGGCAGCATATAGAGATCGAACACCGGGTCATTGGCCCGATAGCGCGCCGCCATCTGCGCCAGCATGGAGCCGGCGCCGGCCTTGTTGATCGCGTCCTGCACCGAAGAGACACGGGTGATTTCACCCGAGGCCGCCGTGCCCGTAGCCAGCTTCTGACCCACCAGCAGCACGGCAGGCAGATCACCGCCCAGGCCCGCCTGGGAACCATCCACTTCCACATACACGCCCGGCAGGCGCAGCGGGGCGGGAATCACGTTGAACGAAATCACAGGGAACCTCCCATTCTGAAGAGTTGCCCGAACCCATCCGGGTCCGGCTTGAAATTCGTAACCAGGGCGCGGAACTCGTACCGGTCTCGCCAGTACAAGTCCCCGTCCGTATATTCCAGCACCGTACCGCCGGCCCACTTCAAGGGCGTGAGTTCCGGTTCCATCTGCCAGGCCAAGAGCCGATCCTTCACCGCCCGGCGGTAGTCCAGCAGGATTTCATCCGTGCCGACCCCCTCCTGATAACGGGCATTCGCGATGGCAATCACCACGTCAAACGCCATTTGCGCGTCTTCCATGCCTTCCCCGGCGTGGGTGACCCTATCCGCCGCCCGCACCACCCACGCCGCCGGCAAGGGCAGCGCATCGGGCCGGATTTGCGCATATTCCGCCGCCCCGCCCACCTGGCGAAACCACGGATGGGCAAAGCCATCCGGGGCCGTCCGCAATACCTCAAGGATGGGCGCCAGCGAAATCACCCGTCGCTCCCCATGGGCAAACCCAGGCCGTAGCGCCCCGGCCCGGACTCAATCAGGATTTCATCCTCGGCCGGGGCGACACCAGGGGAAGGTGGCATCAATTCCACCTCGCCCCGGGCATAGGCTTTGAGCGTGCCCTGGGCGGACTCAAAAGCGCGCCGTACATCCTCGGTCATGCGCTCCGACCCCTGGAGGTAGTAGAGCGCGATGGTGGAACACAGACGGCTCACCAACGGCCCGGACGCCGTGACAGGCACGCCGTAACCCACCATCAGCGCCTGGGCATCGGCCAAGGCGCCGTTCATGGCTGACAGCGCCAGGCCCAGGGTTTCCGCCACCTCGGAGCCGTAGTCCGTCAGGACGGCACCCCCCATGGCATCCCGCAGCGCCGCATCACCCGGCATCGCCCGGTCGGCGGGAACCGCCAACTGGAACAGACGCCGAGAGTTGGAGCGAGCCAGCAGATCAGCCAGGGAGGCGAACATCACTTGGCCTTCTTCGCCCGAACGGGTTCAGCCGGAGCGGGATCAGCGGGAGCGGGATCAGCGGGAGCAGGATCAGCCGGAGCGGGATCAGCCGGAGCAGGATCAGCCGCCAGACCCACTTCCTCGCCCGAGGAAGTGGGTTGCGCCTTTGCAGCAGCACCGAAAGTATTCAGTTCCGGAAGATCGGCCCCCACCTCCATCACATCCAGCATCTGCTCTTCATGCAGGCGCCGGGCCGTGGCCGCGTCCACTTCCACTTCTTGCCATTCCCGGGTGAACTCCATGCCGCAGCGGAAGAAGCGTTCCGCCGCGCCCTTGCTGACCACCTTCACTTTGATTCTGGGCATGCTCAAACTCCTATCGAAATTGTTGCGTGGAGCGGGTTTCAACCCGCCATGGCCGGATGAATCCGGCCCCACATCACAGGCTCAACCAGGGGGTGACCTGAAGCCTGACCTTGTTGTAATTGGTGTTGCTGGCGCCGGCTGCGTTCTGCTGCGCCTTCAGGATGGCCTCGAAGGCGGCCTGGTTATCCGGGCCGCACACCAGGAGATCGGGCGTGATGCCCAACATCCGGCCGCCGTCGCCCTTCATCTTCAGCATGGCCTTGTAGGCGGCGGTGAAGTTATCCACGGTCGGGTCCGCCTTGGAGCCGAAGGCCAGTTGCCAGAAGCCATAGACCCCGGCACCGCGCCAGCGACCGCCAAAGCTGTAGGTATCGTTCTCGAACACCAGGGCATTGCTGGGGTCCACCACGCTGGTGAACTTCGCCGCCACCCGCTCTTGCAGGTAGAAGGGCTTGGGGGCGCGCTCGGTGCACAACAGCACCCACGGCTCGCCCGTACCCGCCTGCATGTTGGAGACGCTGGCCACGGCGCCGGTGCCGTCCTCCAGGGCCGTCACCGGATGATCGGTATCGAAGAAATACTGGCCGTCGTAGCAGGTGGCCGCGAAGCCTTCCTTCAGCAACTGGAAGATCAGCGCATTCTTCAGATCCACCACCGATTGCCCCCAGGACTCGGCCACGTCGCCGTACTGGCCATAATTGGCGTCCTCGATCTTCTCGATGGGGATGTCAATCGTGTTCTCGAACTTCTTGTTGGCCACGGTGTAGGCCGTCTCGGCATACGCCTTGTGCAAGCGCGCGCCCACCCACTCCCGGAACGCCGGGAACTGGCTCATCCATTCATAGGTGTTGGACGCGCTCTCGCTGGAAATCAGTTTAGCGATCAGCTTCCAGTCGTCCTTGCCCAGCGCCAAGCCAGCGTTGAAACGCGCCTTGATGGCCGTGGTCAGGGCCAAGAGTTGTGCGGCAGTAACAGCCATGTTTCGTTCTCCTCGTAAAATTATTTGCTGGGGCGGGCGTCAACCCGCCCTGCCGGCTTAGCCCTTGGCTTTGGCGAAGGCTTCATGGGACACCCCCATCCGGGCCGCCACTTCTGCCTCTTCCTTGCTCAGCGCCGCCGTGGCCGCGCCATCGCCCTTACCGCCTTGGCGGCCGGGATCGAGGACGGGTGCTTTCTTGTCCCGGTAGGCACTGAGGGAGGCCACGGATTGGGTCGCCGCCCAATCATTCAGGGACGGCTCCAGCCAGCCCTTGTCGTTGCCGTCCTTCACCAGGGCCGCCCGCGCTTCCGTTTCCTTGGCCAGGGCGGCCTTGGACGCTTCCGTTTCCAAGGCGGCGACCTTGGCCGTCAGCGCCGCCATGCTGGTTTTCAGGCCATCCCGTTCAGCGGTGAGGGACGCCACCTGGGTACTCAGGCCATCCCGCTCGACAGTCAGGGCGGCCACGTTCGGATCGGGCATAGTTTTCTCCTCGGTAAGTTTCCGGGCCAGATCGGCCAGGGCATCCAGCCCATCCAGGGCCGGCGTATTGGTGAGTGCCACGGACAGGATTTCCAGCACTTCCCCCGTGGCCGGGTAGTAGGAAAAGAACGCGCTGATGTAGCGGTATTGCTTCTTCTCGATCTCCTGAGCAGCCTCGCTCACCCAGGCGATATTCGTTGCATAAAGCCCTTTGGCGTCGCGCCACTCCAGGGTTTTGAACCAGCCGGCCGCCAGAACCTTCTGGCCGTTCCACTCGGCGCGCAGGTCTTGATGCTCGTAGCAGATCAGAGTGTCGTTTCTCCGGGCGGCCATGCGCGCCGCCACCCGGCCGGCGATTACGGCATCAAGATGCCAGCCCGAACAGTCGTAGGGCCGGCCGTCATCGGCGCGGAACGGCCCCGGCGGCAGCAGATGGGCCTCCATGGGCACCGCCGCGCCCGCCGTGGGCGCCAACTCGAAAACGAGGGCGGTGTAAGAAATAACGTGTTCCGGGGACTGGCTCATGTGATGCTCCACTAGAATCTGGGAGCATGATGGCCACGGGGCGAGTACTAGCAAAGACGGGAAACGTTTCCGGCGGGAAGCGCCGGGGCGGGCCGGAAGGCCCTGGGAGGCGTTTTGGCGGGCTTGGCTGCGGGGTGCTACGTGGGCCTGCCCGGAAGTTTATGAACCTGTTTGCGCCGTTTGACGCTGTTTTTACGCCCGCCCCCGTCGCGTAGGGCAGGCTGGTTTTTGGGATACGGGGAGAATGGGGCCGGAAAGCGCCCCATCCCCCCGCCGCCGTGTATGGCGCTAACTGCTTGTTTTTGTTCCAAGGCTCGAATATGAGACTTGGGGTCGGGTTCCACTCCTCGAAAATGAGGAGGCCACTTCTCATATTCGAGAAGTGGAACAAAAACCGCCAATCAGGCCCCGGGCTTTACCGAGGCGGACGCCTGCGCCATCAAATTGATGGTGCAGGGTCAGCAAAGGGAAGTGGAAGAGCCGATCCGTATGCCACGGCCCGCGACTCGGCCAGTTGGGTTTCAATGGCTGCCTCCAACGCCACCCTGTGTTCCTCGAAACTCGGCAAGCGGCCCTCATAGCCCACCATTGGATAGGAGCCCTTCAGCAGTTGGCACACCGTGCTGGGGGAGATGCGCAGCAGCCGGGCAATGCTCGCCTGCGGCATCTTCTGGGCGTACAGCTCGAACACCTGCAGGCGCACGGCGTCTGTCACCTTCACATGGCCCTTCTGGTTCAGCTCCAGCAGGGCCACGTAGCGGTCAGTCCGATTGTTCTGCCGCAGCAGCGCATCCATACCCTCCGCCAGCTTCGCCATGTTCTTCGCCATCAGGTCCATGGCCGCACCGCTCGGCGCCGCCGCTGCCTGCATTTCCCGCGCCAGAACCTTGGCCGCCCAGGTCCGGAACGCCTTGCTGCGCTCAGTATTGGACAGGAAGCCCAGTTTGATGCAGCCGGCGTCGGAGAAGACCCGCAACTCTCGCATTTGACCTGCCATCATCAATTTGAGTTGGCAGGTATCTGCTTCGGTGAATTCATCGGCGTGGCGGTTGTACAGATTACGAACACCCTGGCTGGCATTCGCCTCGTTGTAACCCAGACAGCGGCCCACGTCCTCAGCGGTGAGCCACTTCTTGCCATTCTGGTCAATAACGGACACGGCGGTGCCCATGAATTCGGTCGTAATGAGGGTGTTCATGCTTTTCTCCTTTTTACGTAGGACTGAATGACGTCATTGAGGGATTGATACAGGCCCCAGGCGGTTTCGTGCAGTTCCTGGAGGTTGAAATCGGGGGCATCGTGCGGCTGATGCACACTGGCCTGACCGGACAGGCTGGCGAGAATACCCAGCAGGGCGCGCACCTGGCGCAGGCGCTCATCCTCGGATTCGGAAAGACGATAGGGAAGATCGGCGTCGAAAGACGCGCAGGGAGTGCTCATGTGAAGCTCCTTCTTTAGCGGTTTAAGCCCCGCCACCCCCTGCCAAGAGGGTGGGCGGAACCGAGCAGGTTGGCAGACCGGAAAGAAGGAACCGGCAGGGCCGAAGCCCTCCCGCTCGGCCCGCCCATTGAAGGCACGCGCACGAGCACTAGCCACAAAAAAACCGCGCCCTGAATGGGTCTGCGGCTCTCTTGAGCCTTCTTTATCCGGGCTGCCAAGCCCGACTACTGGATTGCCAGCAGCCCGGATAGAGTTACACAAAATTTGTTTCATGGCAATCAGAACAAACTCGCCTGCCGGTCTTCGCCTTCGCGGCAGATATTCTGAATGTGGCGCGAGGTCAGGCGGTATTCCCGCGCCAGGACCGTCAGGCTTTTTCGTGCCCGTTCCCGCCGTATTTCCGCGTCCCGCGCCCGGATGAACAGCTTGTCCGGCTTGGGCAGGAATACCCGGTGATTGTCATCCACATGCGGCTGCATCACCTGGCGCAGCCGCGCCAGTTCCGGCGCCGTGAGGCCCAGGGCCTCTTGCCGATGCAGGGGCACCACCACCGGCACACCGCCATGATCCGTGAGCCATTCCCCGGCCCGGCCCCAGCCCAGAGCACGCACCACCGCCCGCAGCACCGTGAACTTGGCCGGCAGACAGGCCAGCACGTCCTCATCCACCACCGGCCATCCTTCGGCCGGGGGCAGGGGTGCGGGGGGCAGGGGGTGACGGGGAGACATGTCAGCGCGCCAGCCAGCCCTTGAGGGCTTCGGTGATGAGTACGGCTTCGGGCGAATCCAGGCTATCCAGGTCCGGCACGTCCCGGCCGGTCTGCCGGGCACAGAAGGCCAACAGCGCCGGCCGCGAAGCGTTGTGCACCTTGCCGGCCTGGCCCAACTTGCCCCACAAGCGCACCAGGTGCGCGATCTGCGGTGGCACCTTCCGTGCCGTCACCTGGCCTTTGGCCTGGAATTTCTTCACCCGGGGCCAGCCGCGCCGCTCGTAATCCTCCAGCACCTGGCCCAGCTGGGCCAGGTTCAAGGTGGAAGCCGAAGCCCGGCCATCCTTCATCCCGGCCCCATGCCGCGCCAGCAAGTCCCGATGCGAATCATCGCTCCATCCCGGCAGGGTCTTGCCGGCCCAGGACGCCGCGATGCCCACCAGTTGCCGGTAATGCTTCACCAGGTCAGCCATGATTCACCTGGCCAGGGGGCGGATGGCGATCACCGGATACTTGAGCGTCAAATTCCCGATTTCCGAAGCCAGGGTGAGGCAATCCCCCACCGTGAAGGATTCATTGACCACCGTCCGGCCATTCCACAACACCAACCCCTGCGGCCGGGTATCCACGATCACGCCGTTCTCGATATCGAACTCCAGGAAGTCCTGGCCCCGATCCTCCAACTCCACGGTGATGACGGTCATGATTCTCTCCTCGTTGATGAAACTGCTATCCCGCAAACACGGGCACTTGTTGTGGGGTCGGCTGTAGGGTGGGCTTCAGCCCACCAATCCGACCTTGGCGGACTGAAGTCCGCCCCACAGAATCCGGCAGCCGGCAGCCCCGCCAACAGTTCCGATTCCAGTACCCAGAAGTAAGGCGCGTCCGGCTCTTCCTCGAATTCCTCGGACAGCCAGGTGCCGCCCTGGAACAGGTACAGGCCCAGGATGAAGGGCACGTCCTCGGCATCGTCCGGGTTGGCCGGCCGGGCCAGCAGCCCGATCACGCCGTTTTCGCCAGGCGTCTCCAGATGGCTTTTCCAGTTGAGGTTCATGCTCAGTCCTCCATCGGGTTGCTGCCATAGCCCTGCATCCAGAGGATGGCCGCCTGTACGCCTTGCTCGTAAGACATGCCGGGCCAGTTGCTGCCTTCCTCTTCGGCTTCACAGCAGGCATTCAGCACGTCGTCTATCTCGCTTTGCTTGGGGGTATTCATGGCTACGCCTCCTGTTCGAACGGCGTCACGATGAAGTCTTCCACGCCCGAGACGATGGTCAGACCGGCCACCCCGGCCACCGCCGACGGTTCGTTCAAGATGGCTTCCTTGTTCACTTCCTCTTTGGTACGCACGAACCGGCCCAGGCCCAGGCGCTTCAAGGTCTCGACCACCGCCTCGGCACCCCTCACGGCACAGGACGGCGGGCGTTGGCGCCATGCCACTTCGCCCGTCACCAGGTTGGCCGACTTCACCTTGTAACCTTCCGTGAGCAGTGCCCGGTTCGCCTCGGCAAAGGTCTGGATACCCAGGTGCAGCGCCTCCACCCGTGTCTTCAAGTCCTCAATGGCCGGCGCGGCGGATTCGGTAATTTCCGCAATGGCGTCATTCATGGCCGCCTGGGCCCGCTGCAAATCGCGCTGAGTGTCGCCCATGGCGCGGATCATGGCGGCGGCTTCGTCGCGGTTCTGAGGCACCGCCACTGTCACGGCGGCGGCCTTACTTTTGGTCTTCGTAGCCATCAAATCTCTCCTCTTGGAAAATCACGAATGTTTCTTGGTTGATAATTCCTGCACCTGTACTGCCCCCTCGGCACCGTAGGTACGGCACACCATCACCCGCGCCGCCCCCGTGCCCTCCCAGCCCACGATGGCTACCTCGCCCGGCATGGGCAGACATTCGGCCATCGCCTGCCCCTGGGCGTCCCGGCTGGCGGCCCAGGCCTGCGCCTGGGCCTGTTGCCGCTGCTCTTCCTCGTAATCCATGCGCCCGACGATGCCGAAGGCCAGGAACAGCGCCAGCAGCACCAGGACGGTTTTCGTTTTTTCGTTCATGCCGTTCTCCTTTGAGACTAGAGAGCCCTGACCACTGGCAACTGAGCCAGACACAGCGCCTGCGTGGCCACCGCATCCACCAGCCTCACGTTCAACGGCCCGCCGTTGCGGCAGGCATGGATGCCGGGCACCAGACCTTCCGCCAACATCCGGGCGGAACCCTTGCTGTAGGCAATCAGCCGTGCGATCACCTCCTCGGACACGTCCTCGCCAGGGAACCCCGCCTGCACCAGGGCGGCCCCGTCTTCCGGCTTGAGGGTCGTGACCGTCGCCGGCCAGAACCCGGTTCGGCTCCTGATCTGGTCGAACTGGCCATGCTCCGGCTTCATGATGGCCGTGAGCTTTTCCGTGCCCGTCAGCACGATGCCGATGCCCGCCAGGTCGCGCAGCCGGCGAAGGGTATGCAGGCACTCGGGGGAGAGCGTTTCCGCCTCATCCACGATCAAAAGCGTGTCCGAACCCTTGACCGCCTCCACCGCCGCCAGGAAGCGGGCGTTGGTGCTGCCCCGCCCCTCCCAGGAAGCCAGTAAGCTCCCCAGGATCACCACCAGGTCACGCTTGCCCATGGTGGGCGAGGCTTCGATCAGATAAGTGTTCGGGTGATGCGCCGCGTAATGCTTCGCCCCGAAGGTCTTGCCGGTGCCGACGTAAGCCGAGACCACAGAGAAATTCTTGTTGCGCCGGGCCATGGTGCAGGCGGCCGTCACCAACTGGAACACGCTGGTTTCCACCACCACGCCCCCGCCGCCCTTGGCCTCATCCAGGTTTTCCATGGCCTGGCGCACCTTGGCCAGCATCCCCGTGGGGCTGCTGACATAGAGTCCGCGCATGATCTGGCTGAGCGTGGATTCGGACACCCGGGCCAACCGCGCCAGGGCCGCCTGGTTGTAGCTCTTGCCCCTGATCCAGCCGGGGATGCGTTCAATGACTTCGATGTCCGCCGCGTTGTAATGCGCCGGCCAGGATTTCGTTTGCTCGTTCATGGTTCCTCCGTAGGTCGGGGTGCAACCCGACATCAATGAATATCCGTCAGGTCAAGAATCAGGGGCGCGTCGTCATCGGGCGATCCGGCCGGCAACACCGCCTGCGCCATGGCCTCCGCATCCACCACCAGCCCGGCCCGTGCCCGTGCCTCATCAGCCTTCTTCTCAATTCGGCGCAGCTTGTCTTTCAGTGCCTGCTGTTCCTTGTCCGCCAGGAAGGAATCGCTTACAACGCCAATGACCTTCACCAGGCGCGCATCACAGATCAACGTCCCGTCCGGCGTGCGCACCGTGGCCAGGGTGTGATTGAGAACATCGAACTCCACCAGCACCGTCTGGCCGTTCCAGGCGTAGAGAGCCTCGTGTTGATAGCGCCGCCCATGCATCTGCACGGCGGCCCGCTGCACCTTGCGTGCCTCGCACGGCCGGCCTACCTCGCGCGCCGTGGCGGCGGGCGTGATGGGGTCAAGGCCGCTCCACACCTGACCGCGCGTCACATATTTGTCTTCGGGATGTGCCCGCTTGTGATAATCATTGGCCAGCCAGTCGTCGTAGGCAGCGATGAACTCGGCCAGGCTGGGAGGCACCAATCGGCCTTCCTTGATGTCGCGCACCGTCTTTTTCAGCACTTCCGGCGCCATGTCATCGCCGCAGTAAAACTGCGGCCGCCAGGTCTTCAGAAAGTCATCCTTGACAATGCGGTGATAGCGTTCGATGTGGCCCTTGCCCCTGGGGTTGTAGGGCAGCGAATGGATAACGGCCTGCACCCCGGCGCGCCGGTAATAGCTCGTGTCCTCTATTTCCGTCAGCCGGTTTTTATAACCAGAGCCGTTATCTACATAGAGCAGGGGCGGCACATGGTTCCAGCGCGCGAAAATATCTGCCCAGCCCATCATCACGTCGTAGCCGGCTTCGTTGGCCATGATCCGGTAGCCCACCAGGTAGCGGCTGCGCAGGTCAATCACATGCATGATCTCCGGCCGCCAGATGCCGCCTTCCACCGGGTGCGCCAAGTACACGTCCGCCCGGTAGCCGTCCGCCATGTAGATGGAGCCAGGCTTGAGGTTCTTGGTATGACGGGAGACAAATGTTTTCTGCTGCTGTTTGTGCAGTTCTTTGCCCATCCTGGAGGGCGACAGTTTGCCCAGGTGCGACGGCAAGGCCGACAGATAGGCGGCCACCTGCTCATAGGTGCAATCGAAGCCCCACAGCCGGCACAAGTCTCGATGCACCGATGCCATGTTGATGTTCGAGGGTTGGCTGTATATCTCCGCCGCCTTGGCCTCCCAGCCGCCTTCCCGGCGAACGTGGCCCTTATGCGCCTTAATCACGGCATCAGCCCCGCCCTGTTCGAACCGTGCGCACCAGCCCATGACCGCCGAGCGACCCGGTAGCGACCGTTTGCCCACCGCGCACTGGCACAGGGCCTCGGCGATATGCGCGGGTGCCTCGCCCAGCTTGGCCGAGGCCAACAGCAAATTCACCGCCAAATTCCGCGAGCCGCACAGGGCCTCTTGCTCCAGCACGTAGCGGCAGACGCGGCCGATGGCCAAGGCGGTTGACGCCGCCTTGCTGGAGACGGTATGGATGGTCGGCACGGGCCGGGTCATAGCGAGTACCTCTTGCCGTGTCGGCAAGCGGGGTGGAAGAGTCGGCGCGGGCTGTATGCTCAAACTGCGGCCCATGATTAGGCCCTCCGCGCTGAATCAGCCATCGGCTGCTTCGCACTCAGCAACACCTCCCGATCCACCAGATAGAGCGGGAAAGGCCGGGCATGGGGCGCACGATCCGCCGCTTCTTCCGCTTCGGCCCACAACTGGATTTGCCGTAGCGACAGGAAATCCCGAGCGTTGCACCCCAGCCGGCGCAGGGCCAGCCAATCGTCACGCAAAAAGCCACCGAAAACGGCACGAAACCCCTTGAATGACAGCCCGGACACTCGGGCGATTTCGCGCACCGCGCTTTCCCGTGTCATGCCATCCATTTCCAGGCACAACACCAAGACCGCCACCCGCTGCCGGTTTCTCGCCAAGTCCTGTTGTGCCACCGGCAGCCTGTGCCACAGAGTGGCCACGGCCCGCTCACTGCGCAGCCGGTCCTCTTCCGTCTTGACCAGGTTAATCAATCGCTCGATGTGTGCGCAAACCTCATCCGTCATGAATGCCAGAGGTTCCGATTCGAGCAGGCGGCGCAACTCTTTCACCGCCGCTTTGGCGCGTCGAGTGCTCATGATGCCTACCCCTTGGCCTTGTCTTTGTTCTTGGCGCCCAGCGGCCGGCCCGGCCCCCGGCTTAACTGCTCCACATAGCGCTCGCGTTCGCGCTTGCTCTTCTTCTCCAGGAAGGCATCGCGCAACATCACCACACTGCCTTTGAGCTTCTGGCGCTCGTCCTCCGTCAGTTGCAACATCCCGTCCGGCTGCACCGGCATGAAATCGCCCAACTCGATTTTCAGGCGCGAGTAAAGCGCTTCGGCGCGAGCGAAAATGCCCGAGGCGGCCAGTGCCACGGCATGGATGCGCAGTTCCCTTTCCTGCTGGTTGGGCGCCTCGGCCACAAGCGCCGACTCATACATCGCCTCCAGTTCATCCACGTGCAGGCGGCTGCCATATTCCATGGCCGCCGACTCATGGCGCAGGGCCACGGTGCGTGGGCTGTAGGCGCCGGGCAATTGCGACCCCATGGCCAGCCGCAGTTGCGCGTCCTTCTCCTGATAGCGCATCTCCAGTTCGTCATAGTGCTTTTCGTGGTTCTCGATCTTCCTCTCCAGGTCGGCTTTTTCCTCGGTCAAGCGCGCCAGGAGCGGCGAATCCATGGGCGGGCCATCCTGGTCTGCCGATTCATATTCCCGCAACCGGGCGCGCAGTTCGCTCGGGGTCAATAGGTCTATATCGTCCATATCGGACAGCCGCTCAAGCACGTCGTCATCTTGGGTGACCAGTTCAAGCACGCTGGTGATGCTCTTCATCCGAGCGCTCAAATCGGACAAATGTCCGTTTTGAGATATTTTCCGGGCAGCGCTCATAAAGCGGCGCGCGGTCCGCTCCCCTATTCCAAGCAGTTCGATCCGCGGCGTGAATTCGCCGTGAGGCGTCATTTCTTTCAGCAGCAGTAGGCACTTTCCCAACTCAATGCAGTCCTCTACCGTGCGCCTCTGGTAAATGCGAATGCCGTCTTCCAGCGCACCCACGGTCAGTGCGCCTTCGTAGCCCAGGTCGCGCGCCAGGCCGGCAATCTCGTGTGACACGTCCGGCGACGGCAGCAATTCACCAATCACCGGGCCAGCGGCAGGGGCCGAGGGGGCGGTTTCAGGCTCCTGCGCGGGGTGAGCCGCGCCGGGAATTCCAAGGTCTATCTCTTTAGTCTTGCGGGTCATGATTCCCTCCTCAGTGCAGCGGGCTTACGTCGCCGGCACTGTAGATCTCGGCACCGACCTCCTTGGCGAAGGCTTTCAGGCCGGATTCGATTTCTGCCGGCGTCTGGCCGACGAAATTGGCAATCTGTTCGATGCTATACACCGGCATGCCGTCCTGATTGACACGGGTGGCTTGCGGCAGCTTTTCCAGGGCGCGGTCCATGAAGCCGCAGGTCAGGCCGGCCAGCGTCGCCAGGTTGACGTCCGAGATATTCAGTTGCTCGTCGACGATGATGCCGATCAGCAACTGCGCGATACCCCTTTCGTCGGGCATATCCTTGGGGAACTTTTTCCTCAATTCCGACAACTGCACGCTCCATTCGGCACGGCTGAGTTTTGGTCGGGCACGGCGTTGATGGCGGTTCATGCTGGCTCTCCCCAGGACGAGAACAGGGGCAGTTGCATCAGGCGTTGCGCGGTGGCGGGCTTGAAGCGGGCGGCGAGGCGCTTGGCCGGGTCCAGTAGGCCAACCTGAACCATGCGGCGTATGGCGCGCCCAACGCGCCCAGCGGACAGGTTCAGCTTCTCCCCGATCACCTTGCAGCGCATGCCTTGCAAAGCCAGGGGCAGGATGGCTTGCCAGTGGGGATACTTGGCAAACCAGTATTTCTCGTGCTGAAGGACGGGCTTGATGTATTCGCCCAGCGCCTGGCGCTCGCAGGCGATGAAGTAGCGGCGCACCTCGCGCCCCTTGGCGTTGTTCTCCACCATCGCCAATTCCTTGGCCGTGTCGAGCGTCAGGTGGTAGTCAATGACCGTGGCGCGACCGTTCACAAATTTGTGAACCGTGAAGTCCTGCCCCTCCACAAAACCGTATTGGCCGATGCGGCCCTTGATCCAGTCGCCAAACTTGCGCTTGATGTCGAGAAATTGCCACAGGTCACGGGCTTGGCAGGTTTGTACGGCCTCGCCGTTGAGGCGGCTGCTGTCAATCTTGATGAGTGCGATGTTCATGGTAAAGTTGCTCCTGTAAGGGTGGTGTGGCGAAGGGCATCAGACCCGGAACTTGACGGGGTCGGGTTTGATGCCCAGGGCTATGGCGACGCGGTGCGGTTCGCCGCGCCAGCAGGCGGAACGGCCGTTGATGACGCGGTAAACCACTTCACGGGTAAACCCATTGCGCTCTGCCCATTCCGCTACTGATTCACCACGGGCACGGAAGGCGGCTTTTGCTTCTTGAGGGGTCATGCTTGGCTCCTTTATTTGACGGGTTGTAATGATACTTCGAGTAACAATTGATACTCTAGGTATTCACTCACCAACTGTCAAGAGGTAACCATGAACTATTTTGAAGAAGCCACGCTGCGGCTCAAGCAGCAACTCAAGGTCACGGAAGACAAGCAAGCCGCAGCCGCGCTAGAGCTATCTGAGGCGGCATGGAAGATGCGGAAAAAGCGGGGTAACTTCCCCGAGAAGGAACTCTGGGCGCTGTCGGCGCAGAGGCCGGATTTGAAGCTGGACGTGGGGTACGTGCTGAACGGGGCGGTAGGCAGCCATGCCGCCCAGGTCAAGAGCCTGGTAGAAATCCTTGACCGCATCCTGACCGTGGAAAATCTGAACACCGTTCAGGCGGACGAAAAGTACAGCCTGCTGCCCGGCACCCTGGCCAAGGCCCTATCGTTCCAATTGCCCGCCGCCCCCCAGGACGAAACCCTCCTTGACCTAACCGCGCCGGGGAGGGAGAGGCGATGAACCCCCAACAACTACAAGTCATAGTGGGCCTAATGGCGGGAATGCAGACCGCGATCGTCCATCTATCGAACATGCTGAGTTACAAGACCGGAATCAGCCGGGAGGAGATGGCTATTTCTTTCGAAGAAACCGCAGCAGCCATCTCCGCAGAGGTGAACAATCGGGAGTTGATGCAGCTTGCCTTGCGGCAAGTCGCGCTAGGGATTCGGAACTCAGGGGCAGGCGAAGAATGGGAGCAGTTGATTTCGCGCCTGCTCCATTAATCGCCGCCTCAAGCTCGGCGATTACTGCGTTACACCAGCCCGTAGACAGGTGAGTTGTGGGTCGCACGTACCGGGGTGGAGGTCTGACCATGCACGTCATGTCCGGGAAAATAGTGGCTTGGAGCCGATAGACCCCCCCCCGGCCCTCTGGCGCTCAAGGCGCTCCGGGGCTCAGTGGCGGGGGCATCAGTTAAGGCAATTGCTCTTCGAGCGAAGCAGTTCAGCGACCCGCCTTGCGTCGCCGTCAGCGACGGCCTGCCGCAACAGAGCCTTCGCTTCATCGGTGAGGACTTCCCCGAAAAGAATTCTTTCTATGGCTTCATTTGTGACTGAGGGGGGCGGCTTCCGACCCGCACCCCATTCCTCCGGAAAACTCATGCCTTCAGCCTTCGACGACGGTGCACTGCCCGCTACTGGCCCGCCATCTTGTCCAGGATGAACTATTGCCGGCCCAGCAGGTAGCCGGGCGCACGGTGGCCGTTGCGTGTCCTCAACGCCCACGGCTGGCGACGACGGTTTCCTCTCCTTTCGTTTGATCTTGCGAATCTGCTTCGCCATCTGCCGGGCCGTGGTTTCCAGGTCTTTGGCGCACGGGTGCAGCAGTTCGCCGTTTTCAAGAAACTCCTTTTCCAGCAGTGCCACCCGCTCATTGATGCGGTTCATAAAATCGGCCAGCCTCATCACGCTCCCCTTCGGTTGATCTGGCGGCTATTGCATTCCTTTCCTTTCCCGACTTCCACACGGGAAACGTTTCCCGCCTTATAGCGCTCCGCGCGCCTGCGTAAGCTTTGGCCACACCTTGACCGGAGCTTGCCATGTACCACCTACTCGACCTCATCAACTGGACTTTCTGGGGCCTGGCCCTGCTGGCCCTGCTGGGCTTTGCCGTTGTGCTGTTCGCTGCTCATCGGCTCACCGCTCGCATCCGGCGCCCGTTGCCGCGCCTGTCCGGCTGGCTGGCCATCACCGGCCTGCTGTTGGCCGCCATCCTGGCCCTGGCGCCGCACCAACTGCCGGTCTCCCTCTACAAGCTGTCCCTGGTGGCCACGGCCGGGCTGGTGGGCTACTGGCTGGACCGGTCGCTGTTCCCCTATGCCCGGCCGGATACCTGGCTGGTCAAACCGTGGTCCCCGGGCGCGCCGTTCATCACCGATTACGCCCTACAGCCGGGCACTGACATCATCTTCGCCGCCGCCATGCTCCGCCGCGCCATCATCGTCGGCGCCGCCATGCTGGCCATGGGCCTGGGGGCCTGACATGGCTGTCGTCACCAATCCGCACCTATCCAAGGTGCACGCCGCCAACTTTCGCCGGGAAATTCAATCGGCGGCGTCGGCGGCGGAACTGAAGGCGGCGGCCAAGAAACACGGTGATTACCTCCTGGGGCGGGATAAGGACATCCTGCGCCAGGAGTACACCGAGCGCCTGGGCGCCGTGAAGGGGCACAAGTCATGAAGCGCCTGGCCGTCCTGGTACTGCTCTGCTGCTCATGTGTAGGCGTGGCTGTGGGGCCGGCTTAAGCCCGCCCAAGTGCCCGGCCGGCTGAAGCCGGCCCCACGACCCCGCCCCGCGCGGCCCTGAAATACCGCGCCGACCTGGTGAAGAGCGCCCGCCAAGCCTGGGGCCTGGATGCGCCGGTGGCCGCGTTTGCCGCCCAGGTGCACGCCGAGAGTGCCTGGAACCCCCTGGCCGTGTCCCGCGTCGGTGCGAAGGGCATGGCGCAATTCATGCCCGGCACAGCAACCTGGTGGTGCCAGATCAACAAGCTCTCCCCCGAGGAATGCCAGCCGGAAAACCCCGCCTGGGCACTGCGCGCCCTGGTGGGTTTCGACCGCTGGCTCTATGAGCGGGTGAGCGGCCCTTCCGAATACGACCGCCTATGGGGAGCCTTGCGCGCCTACAACGGCGGCCTGGGCCACTGGCAGAAGGAAGCCGCGCTGGCAGGGGCGCCCCCGGCAAAGGGCCGGGACAGCATTGACGCCACCTGCGGCCGGGCCAAGCGTGCCCCGGTTCATTGCCAGGAAAACCTGGGCTATCCCCGCCGCATCCTGATTACGCTCCAGCCCCTGTACCGGGGCTGGGGACGGGAGGTCAATCCGTGAATATTCCTTTTGTCCCCACCGGCTGGTTGTACGCCGCCGCCTTCGTGGTCGGCCTGACAGCGGGTGCCGTTCCGGTGAAATGGTTCTACCAGGCACAGATAGCCCGGACCGAGGCCAAGCACGCCCAGGCCCAGGCGAGCGCCGAACGCCAGGCGCGCGAACGCCTGCAAGCCGTTCAGGAGCGGGGCGACACGCTCACGGCTCTCCTGAATGAAACCGAAGCCGCCCTTGCCACCCAAACCCAGGAGGTCTCCCGTGAAATCGCCCGCCGTACTACCGGCCGCTCTTGCCTTGACGCTGACCTTGTGCGCCTGCTCAACCAGTCCGCCGACAGTGGCTCTGGCGCCGTGCCCCCGCCCCCCGGCCAGCCTGCTGCGGAAGATGGCGCCGCTGCCACCGATACCGACATCGCCGGCTGGATTGCCGTCGCCCAAAACCAGTACGAAACCTGCCGGGGCAGACTCGGCGCATTGATAGATTTTGAAGGAGAAAAATAATGGACGCCCAGGAAGCGGAACGCCGGGACAACTCCCAAATCATGCACAGCCTGGGGCAACTCTCGGGTGCCGTACAGGCCATGAATCAGGGTATCACCGCCCGAATTGATGACATTCGGGCTGACATCCGGCGCCTGGATCAGGCCAGCAATGAGCGCATGGATCGTATCGAGACCAGCCTGGTGCGCCAGATCGAAGACCAAGGGGAGGCCATCAACCAACGCATCAGCGACATGGGGACTTCCGTGACCAACCTGGACGCCTCTGTGTCCAAGCGTCTGGACGGCCTGGGCACCCGGGTCACGAACCTGGAGGCCGAGGATAAACGGATGATCGAGAAAGTCTCGAAGCTGTCCGCCCTGGGCGGTGGCGTGGGCGGCGCCATGGCGGCCGGCCTGGTCGAACTCATCAAGCGCTTCTGACATGGCCCATTCTCAGGAAACCCGCGACCAGGTACGGCGGCTGTACGTTGAGGGCATGCCCCTGAACGGAGCGGCCGTCACCTGCGGCGTGGCCTACGACACGGCGCGGGACTGGAAAGTGAAGGGCAAAGCCAAGGGCGACGATTGGGACACCGCCCGTTCCGCCTACCGCATTTCGGAAGCCGGCATCGACGATCTGAACAAGCAGCTCGTCGAGGACTTTGCGCGCCAGGTCATCACCACCACCCGGGAGCTGGAAACCGCCACCATCCCCGCCGCCGACAAAGCCCAACTGCTGGCCCAACTGGCGGATGCCTACGCCAAGTTCTCCAAGGCGTTCTCCCGCGTCAACCCACAGTTTTCCGGCCTGGCCGTGTCCCTGGACACCCTGCGCACCATCGCCGACTTCCTGCGTGAGAACGATCCCGCCGCGCTGCGGGCAATGCAACCGCACTTCGAGGGCATCGGGGCGATTTTGGGGCAGAGATATGGATGATAAGGACAAGATGCTCGACAAGATCAAGAAATGCCTGGCACTTGGCAAGTCGAGCAATGAGCACGAAGCGGCGGCGGCTCTCCGGCAAGCGAAGGCACTCATGGAAAAGCACGGCGTTTCCGACTTGGACATGGCCGCAGCGGAAGCGAGTGAGAGACGGGCGCGGGCGGGGGCTACCCGAACGCCTGCCAACTGGGAAACGGCACTCGCGTCCCGGATTTCCGATGCCTTTGGATGCCGAATCCTGTTTTCGTACAACCCACGAAAGGACTGCGGGGAGTGGGTCTTCATCGGAACTGGCGCCGCTCCGGAAATAGCCGATTACGCATTCCGCGTTCTTTTCCGCCAGGCTAAAAATGCCCGTGCACAACATATCAAGGGGCTTCTGAAGCGCTGCAAAGCGGCTTCGAAGGTGAGGCGTGCCGACTTGTTTTGTGAGAGTTGGGTTCATGCCGTCGCATCAACTATCAGCAAGTTTTCCGGGGGGGACGATAACTCGGGGGCCATTGATGCCTACACATCGAAGCGCTATCCGGCTCTGAAGTCGCTCAACAGCCGGGATCGAAACGGCGACCGTTCCCTCCGTAACCATGACTACAACGATCTTACCGCAGGAGCGGCCGCTGGAAGGTCGGCAAAGCTGCATCGCGGGGTGGATGGTTCCAGAAGTACGTTGAGCCTGGAAGGGAAAGTGTATGGCTGAATTGAAATGCACCGCCTGTGGCAAAGCCCATTCCGAAGTGAGAAAGCTGGTTTCGCTCACTCAGTCCGTGATGATTTGCGACGAGTGCGTGAGCCTCTGCGTCGAGATTATCCACGACGGGGATGAAGGCAGCGGATTGGCGACCCTCCCCACGGCGGAACTGGCGCTGCTACGGCACAAAGCCCAAGAGGGTGAAGTTGCAAAAATCTGGATCAAGTCAATACGCAATGCCGTGGCCACTGCGGATAAATCCGTGGGCGGGGCAAGCGCGGGAGGGTAATAGCCATGACTCCCCGCAAGGAAATCAAAACCCGCCGCGATTTCGACCTGGAGCTATCCCGGCTGGGGGAGGAACTGCGGCGCACCATCGAACTGGAATGCGCGGCCTTTGCGACAGATCCCGCCGCCTCCGAAGCGCGCCGGGAGCGGGCGGTGGACGACTACCCGTTCTTCTGCCAGACCTATTTTCCGCACTACGTACCCACACCGCACTTCTCGCTCTTCCAGCAATTCATTTTCCAGCGCCTGCCGGCCTGCATCAACGGCCCCAGCGATGCCCGAGAGGTGCATGAGGCGCCCCGGGGCGAGGCGAAATCCACTTACGAAACCCAGCTTGGCTCTCTGTGGTGTATCTGCCGCGCCGACTACCTGGCCGGGCGTGGCCTGCCGGACAAGGCGAAAAAGCACTTGATCGGCATCGTCATGAATACCGAGGAACAAGCCTCGGAAATGCTGGAATCCATCAAGGCGGAACTGGATACCAACCCGCGCTTGGCCATGGATTTTCCCAAATGCACCGGGGAAGGCCGGGTATGGCAGGCCACCACCATCCTGACCGCCAACAACATCAAGGTGCGGATCGGCGGCACCGGCAAGAAGCTACGGGGCATGAAGCACGGCCCCTATCGTCCTGATCTCATCTTCCTGGATGATCTGGAGAACGATGAAAACGTAAAGGACAAGAAACAGCGGGACAAGGTGCAAAGCTTCGTGCTGTCCGCCGTGCTGGGCCTGGCGCCGCCCCAGGGCGGCATGGATGTGTTCTGGCCGGGAACGTCGCTGCACTACGATGCCGCCATCAACCGGGTATCCCGCGCCCCCGGCTGGCGCCGCCGGGTGTTCAAGGCCATCATGAAATGGCCGGATCGCATGGACTTGTGGGAAAGATGGGAAGGTCTGTACACCAGTGGCGGCGACGATGACGACGCGAAGATCGCCGCCGAGGCGGAAGCCCTGGACTTCTACCGCACCCACCGGGGCGCCATGGAGGCCGGCGCCGTGGTCTCCTGGCCGGAAGTCCGGCCCCTGTACCGGCTCATGTGCATCCGGGCCACGAACCACGATTCGTTCAATCAGGAATACCAGAACGAAGCCGGCAACGACGATGCCGCGCCCTTCCGCACCCTGCACTTCTGGGTGGACCGGCGGGCGGATTGGGTATTTTTCGGCGCCATAGACCCGTCCATGGGCAAGTCCAACCGCTCTCGCGATCCGTCCGCCATCCTGGTAGGCGGACTGAACCGGGAATCCATGGTGCTGGACGTGGTAGAGGCGGAAATCGCCCGCCGGGTGCCCGATCTCATCATCAGCCGCGCCATAGACCTGCAGGCGGCCTATGGCTGCGTGGCCTGGACGGTGGAAACCGTGGCGTTCCAGGAATTCCTGTTCACAGAACTCATCAAGCGCGCCGCCGCCCGGGGCATCGCTTTCCCCGGTCTGCCCGGCGCCACGGGGCGGGATAAAGACCTGGCCATTCTGTCCATGCAGCCGCATGTGGCCAACGGCCTGATTCGGCTGCACCGAACCCAGACCACGCTGATTGAGCAATTGAAGTTCTACCCGGAGGCCGACCATGACGACGGCCCGGATGCCCTGGAAATGCTGCACCGCCTGGCCACTCAGTTCGGCGGCGAATGGGATTACACCTCGGCCGCCCGTTCCCGTTCCGGCCGCAGGACGGCACGCGCCGCCAACCGAAACGATTGGGGAGATGAAGACGATGAGGATTTTTGATAAAGCCCGAGCCGCCCTGGGCAGCCTGGCCAAGGCCGTCGCGCCAAAGGGGCTGGATAAGACCCAAGCCGAGGCGCGATCCATGCAGGGCAGTACCCTGAATTACATGTCGGTGAACACCCTGGACCCAACGCGCCTGGCGTCCGCATTCACCATGGCGGATCAGGGTTTCATCACCGAACAGGCCCGCCTCTTTGATCTGATAGAGGAACAGGACGCGCACATTTTTTCCGAACTCGGCAAACGGCGCCGGGCCGTGACTGGCCTGGGCTGGGATTTGCTGCCACCAAAAGATGCGGATCAATCGGAACTGGATCGCACCGGGGAACTGAAAGACATGCTGTGCGCCATCCCCCGTTTTGAGGACGCGCAATATGACCTGACCGACGCCATCGGCAAGGGTCTGGCCGCCCTGGAAATCCAGTGGCGGCTGGGCGAAGAATGGTCGCCCCAGGCACTGAATTTCGAGCCGCAGCGCCATTTTCAGACCGATAGGGACACGGGCGAACTGCAATACCTGAGTATCGGCGTACCCGAGCCGCTGCGGCCCCACGGCTGGATCGTGCACGAACACCGGGCGAAATCGGGCTATATCGAACAAGCGGCCCTGTTCCGGGTATTGGCCTGGACCTACGCCTACAAGGCGTACAACGTGCGCGACATGCAAAAATTCTTGGAGAAATATGGCCTGCCCCTGGTGTTGGGCAAGTACCCCAGCGGGATCGGAGAAAAGCAGCGTTCCGCGCTGCTGCGGGCCGTGCGCAACATCGGCAATGACGGCGCCGGGGTGGTGCCCTCCACCATGTCCCTGGAGTTTATCCAGGCCATGAAGTCGGGCAGCATTGACGACTTTTTGAACGCCACCGCCTATTGGGAAAAGAAGCAATCCATGGCCATCCTGGGCGGGACGCTCACCAGCCAGGCGGACGGCAAGAGCAGCACCAACGCCCTGGGTCAGGTGCACAATGAAGTGCGCCGGGAGATCATGCTGCACGATGTACGCCAGATTGAACCGACCTGGAACGATCAACTGGTGCGCCCCATCGCCCTGTTCAACGGCATGTTTCCGCCCGACCGTCTTCCCCGATTGCGCTACAACACCTCCGAAACGCCGGATCAGGAAAAGATGGTCAAGGTGTTGAGCCTGGGCGCGGCGATGGGCATGGAGATATCCGTGGACTACGCCCACGAAGTGACCCAGATTCCCCGTGCTGGAAAGGACAAAAAGAGCGGGCAGGATCAAAAGATTCTGACCGTCTCCAAGGCCGGACTTCCGTCTCCCTCATCCGACGCCGGCGCCGCCCTGAGCCGCCTGGTGGCCCTGTCACGAGAGCGCGGCTTGGGCGACGTGGAGGACTACCCCGAACGCCTGGCGGCCCTGTGCGTGCCCCACGAGGAAGCACTGATTCAACAAGTCGGCGCCATCATCGCCGAGGCGGACGGCTTCGATGAAGCCCTGTCCGGCATCGAAGCCCTGGCCATGCGCACCGGTCTCCCGGACGCCTGGGCGGAAGATATGGCCCTGGGCATGTCGGCCGCCCAGCTCGCCGGGCGGGCGGATATCGGTACGGATTGACCATGTCTGATTCCACGGAACGTGCCCAGTTCCAGGAGGCCATAAACTTCCTGAAAGCCAAGGTCAAACTTCCTACATCTGGTTGGACGGATGTATGGCAGGAACAGCACTCCCACGCCTTCGTGGTGGCCGGCGCCAACAAAGACGCCCTGGTGGAAGACCTCTATAACGCCGTGGTGAAGTCCAAGTGGGCCGGCGGCGGGTACGAGGATTTCCAGGAACAGTTTCCGGCCATCGCCGCCAAACATGGATGGGCCTACAAGGGCGCCCCGGGTTGGCGCAGCCGGGTCATTTACGACACCAATATCAACCAGGCTTACAACGCCGGCCGCTGGTCTCAGATGATGGCGGTGAAGCATCTGAGACCTTATCTCCAATACCGCCATGTCACGATTGAGCACCCGCGCCTGGCGCACAAAGCCTGGGACGGCTTGATCCTGCCGGCGGATGATCCCTGGTGGAACACCCACGCGCCGCAGAACGGCTGGCATTGCCGTTGCCGGGTCAATTCCCTGTCTCGCTATGAGGCCGAAACGGAGTGGCAGAAGAAGGGCAAGTCCGGCCCGGATGAAGCCCCGCCCATCGTCTGGGAAGAGAAGGTGGTGGGCAAGACTGGCGCCAATCCCAGAACCATCATGACGCCCCAGGGCATAGACCCAGGGTTCGCTCATAACCCCGGAAATGCCTGGCTGGAGCCGCACACCGTGCCTCCCCTGACCGGGTACGATGCGGTTCTGAAAGAGCGAAATGCCGCCTGGCCCACGGGTTTTACCCCTCCCGCGGCGCCCAAGCCGACCGCCGTTCCCAAGAGCGCCATCCTGCCACCGAATACGCCGCCCGAGACGGCGGTTAAGGACTTCCTGGATGTATTTGGTGCAACACCTTCACAGGGGGTTGCGTTCACCGATGTTTCCGGCGTCACCCTGGCGGTCACCAAAGCCCTATTCACCGATGGCCAAGGTCAGTACAAGTGGCTGGCCGCGCCGGGAAAGACCGAGCGCCTGGAATTCATCCATCTCCTGGCCATGACCTTGATTGAACCGGATGAAATCTGGTGGAACTGGGAGCAAGACCGTGCAGAAAACGGGCGCTGGCGTTTGAAGCGCCGCTATCTCCGTGCCTTCGAGGTGGCCGGAACTGGCGAATATGGCATCGTAGCGTTCGAGTGGGGGCGTACCGGCTGGAGCGGTTCCACCGCGTTCATGGCGTCCCCGTCCAATGACAAGGCCCGGCTGAAATATTTCAACAAACAGCGGGTAGGACGATTGATGTACCAGAAATAAAAACGCGGCCTCTGCACGGGCCGCGTCAGTGGGTCCGATTGGAGGGCCATGCAGGGCCACAGCTTCTTCGCCACGGGTGAACTATATGCAACTCATCGTTGAATTTCAAGCCGATCATTTGAACCGGTCTTTGCATGCCGCCCGCCGGGAAATCGGGGCGCCCCGGGAAATGCTGCTGAATATCGGCGAGTCGCTGTTGCGCGTGAATAAGGAACGCCACGATGCCGGCTTGGCCCCAGATGGCACCAAGTGGAAGGAATTGGCGGCCTCAACCATGGCGGAAGGCAAACGCAAAGGCGGGCCGTTGTGCAAAACCGGCCGCATGCTCGCTTCGTTTCAGTATCAGGTGGCAGATGGACACCTTCGGATGTTCTTTGATGGCAGCCGAGACGGGAAGTTGGCGGATATTCATCACAGCGGGTCTCGTCCCTACGTTATCTCGCCGAGGAAGGCCAAGGCGCTGAAGTTCGGCGGCCTGGTGCGCAAGCGTGTCCATCATCCCGGACTGACGCCGCGCCCCTTGGTAGGTCTCCCAGGTTCTGACCAATCACTGATTGCCCACGTTTCTGCGGATCACCTGATAGCCGTATTAAAGCGCGTTCGCTGA